GGAGAGGCCGGCGATGAAGGAGGGGGGTAGGTCAAATATGACCCCCCTCGGGCCTTATATCATTTTTATTTTTTATTTTCCATATTTGTCACGAATTGTTTTCAGAACGACGAACCTTCTTGAAATTTTGCGAAGGATCATACATAATAATGTCATTCATCGCATTTTCAATTTCATTTGATTCATCGAACTCTGAAAGTTCGTTTGAACTTGTTGACACACGAGCAAGCAGCGCACAAGTGTTGTAACCTTTGCTTGTATCGAACTGCAACCAACGATCGAACTCATCGAAAGGATTGTAAGGATTGTCAATCGTTGTCAGCATTACTTCATCAGACTCAGACACACCTGTTCACATCCTAATCTGCCGTCATGCCAAAGCACGATTGATAGTACTGACGCTGACACCCAAGGCATCGGCTATCTCAGCCACAGTATAATTGCCAGAAGACTTCATCGACTTAGCTCTTGTGATCTTGGCTCGAGACAATGTCGTCTTGGCGTGCGGCATCGAGTACTCCTTGATCTGGTCCAGATCACCATTCTTCATGATCTCGGACAACATGTTCGAGGAGATCGCCCCGGCCTGGATGGCTTCCCATTCCTTGGGCGTTATGTTGACAGTGCTCTTGTTGGCGCCTACTCTTGCTCTTGCTTCGGCAAGCGCACGACGTTCGATCTTCTTCTGTTCGTCGTGATCCATTCCTGGATTGGCGTCAACCTGAAGCTTGACCCGGGCATTGGCAATCAACTGGGCCTTACGTTCCAGCGGCTTGTTCCGATATGCATTGTTAAGCTTACTCTTCAAAGACTTGTACTCTGAATCGTATGTCTTCCTGGCAGACCGGGACTGCTTGGGCGGGGTCAAACGGGTGGAGGATACCCGGGCTTTTCTAGCCAGGGTCTTCAGGTAGTTGGCATGGGCGGCGTATACTTCTTCCATGGGGAGGCCGGTGCTCAAAGTCCTGGCATCCCTCACCGTCTCCATTCGATGAAGCTTGTCCTTCTTGTAAACAATCTGACCAGTCTTCTTGTTGACGTAACTCTCCCCGGTTTCCTCGTAAACCTTTTCCCCGGTCCTCTTGTCAATTGGTCCGCCTTTTGCTGCAGACCTGGGCTTGCGCTTGTTGACATAGACAGGAGACTTGGCCCTAGACACAATTGTGGAAGCTCCACCGGATTGGTACTTCTTCTTCAGACCCTTGATGTCGTTGTCCAATTCGGACTTCTTGTAATCAAGCTCGTGCTTCTCGCTGTCAATGACGACCATCGAATGACGAACGGCCCTGGCCAACTCAGAAGCGGTGGCACCCTTAAGCGTCATGTCGGTAATAAGGTTCGACACCTTACCCATCTCGATCTGCTTCTGCTTAGGACTGATAACCTTCTTGCGTCCCGACTTGATGTCCGACTGCTTCATCTTGTACTGGGAAGTGGAGAAGTTCTTGAGCCCGGCGAGAGCCGGGGTGGACTTGATCTTACCGTGGTTGTTCGGAACAACAAGCACCGTGTCACCATCGAAGTCAGCACCCGACAGTCGCTCAGCAACCTTGGCATTGATACCGACAGCGTCATATGCCTTGCCAAGAATACGCCGACTCTTTGCGTTTCGATTGTTGACAACGACCTCGGGAATTTCGAATGTACCAGCGTGGGGATAACGAATGAGCGCGACCTTCTCCCCATCTCTGAAGTTCGGAGCGTAGATCTCATTCTCCTTGAGATGTTTGAGCGGAAGAATGACCTGCGTTCGCTGTCTAGGCATTGCCGCCGCCTTCATGTAAACTGCAGCTGAATCAGCCTGGTCGGCAAACGACTCCAGAAGCTTCTTCTTGACGACTGGGTTGGTCAAGGAATTGATGGTGTCATAGTCCTTCTTGTATGCATCACGAGTCTTCCCAAGTTGTTCACGAGCAAGCTTAACGCTCTGCTTGGAAAGGACCTGGGATGAAAGAGTCTTGGCCCACTGATCCCAGTCACCTTCTTCACGAACCTTGTTGACCGCGCTCTTGTGCAACTTGCCATCCTTGCCCTTGAACATCTCGGGCGGGGCGGTGGTGGACTTGAACGGATTGTCAGGATCGTCCTTCATCCTCTTGAGCACAGAATCGTCGCCACTGCCAAGAACCGGAGTGCCCTTCTTCTTGTTGGTGTTGAACTGGATGTCAACACCCTTCGGAAGGTCCTCACTGTACATGGCCATGCCCTTGAGATAATGGGTACCATCAACAGCTATACGAACCTGTGCATAAGAAGAACGACCGAGACTCAGATCCTGAACACCAGGACGAATTTCAATGACGCCGTCCTTCTCGGTTCCACCATCCTCAGCATACACAACCCGCAATCGCTTGGAAGAAATGCCTTCCTTGTTCGGAGAAATCTTCACAAAGGTATGTCCGTTGTCGAAAGACTTGGCGCCGGGGATTTCAATCGAGTCCCTGTTCTCGAAGCAGTCCTTCTTCGTGGCACCCTTCGGCGCAAGAACCTTGACGGTCGTCATCTCCCCCGTGCCGAGCTGCTTTACCTTCATGGTGTGAACAGTGTAGCCCTCGTCTTCAAGCTTCTTGACTGAAGCAGCAAGACGGGTGTCACTGACGCCAAGAATGGTCTCAGTACCCTTACCGATGTCGAGATAACCACCGTTGTCCAACTTCTCGCGGAGTACATCGGAAATGTTAGACGTGGCTTCGGCGCGCTCTTTGGTCTGCGGTGCGAGCAACTTGGTCACAGTCGACATTGAGACGCCGAGCTCCTGCGAAATAGCAGACTTGGACCAGCCCTTCTCTTTGAGAGCCATTGCTCGATCGGAGTTCAAAGAACGGAGGTTGTTTTTCTCAACAGACTTCCTGGCTCGAAGATCACGAATGCTCATCCCGAGTGCTTCCGCGATCTCACTCTCGCTCATACCAGACTTGTGCATGGTATTTACTGCGCCAAGAAATCCACCGCCGTGCTGATATGGATCCTCGCCAGACCCCCAAGGATAACGACCGGAACGTCGAGGGGTTCCATAGTGAAAGAGTTCGTCTTCATCAATGATGTACATTAGTCACCCTTTGCGTTCTCGATAAGACGATCAAAATGAACAATAAGATCCATGAGATGCGTGACATCGTCCGGGTCGGGCTGCTCAATTGCAACAGCATCGTTCTGATAAATTCGAAGCTCCATGTCAATCTCAGCAGGCTTGACCTTGTACTCTAAGCAGAACAGACTCGCATAAATGTAAAGCTGTTTCATGCTCACACGTCCGGTGCCAGTCTTCAAATCGTGAACGCGCAACAAGCCCTTACGATACGCGATGGCATCAGCAGTGCCGAAACAGTTCACAGAATAAACAAGAGGCTGCTCCGGAGTCATCTTGAAACCGATGGCGTCGTTGACATATGCGTTTATGGTCTTGTCGTTTCGAGGCAACTTGATGCCTAGCGAAATCGCCTTTGCCGCGAAGGCATGAAGTTCTGTCCCTTTCGCTGCGGCTTGCGCGGTGCGAAACGTAGCGAGGAGCTTTTCGTCATCGTAGTTGACCCAATGATACTTGGACGCGCTCAGAAATGCGTGTTCACCCACGAACGCTGAATGTTCGTTCCAGTTCATCTAGAACCTCTTCCTCCGTCTCTGGAGAAATGAACGAAGCATAGCTCATCTCACCAAGTGTGCGAATGTAGTAGTCTTGATTGGGGCGACGTGGCGCATTGGCTGACCGCTTGCACTCCAAACAGGCCCACCTATCCTTGTACAAAACAAGAAGATCGGGAAACCCCTGCTTGTAGTCGGCGTCGTTCTTCATGACTACACAGCCGGGGAACCGGATCTTGAGCTTGACAAGGAGATTGTGTTGGAATTCTGATTCCTTCATGGCTCTCCCACAGGCCAAAAATAAGTTGAGGTGTGAGGAGATACGCTCTTTTGAGAGCGAATTCGATCATATAATGAGATATAATCTGAGTCTCCTCATTAGATAACGTGTGAAAAGCAAAGAACCCCTAGTCAAACACGTGTTTTTGACTCGGTATGTCAGAAAAAACTTACAAGACGAGTAGTCTTGTAAGTCTGTAGATGTCAGATTCGGTCCAGTTTCAGGGTGGTTGCCGACGCGTTGATCTCGTAATCGTCCCCCATCTTTTCGCAGGCCTTCTTGAGCATGGAATCGACGAAAACGACGCGGAACCTGGTCTTCTTCGAAATATTCCTTCTAATGTAGAGGCACTTTCCATCATACCAGGTGTTCTCGTTCCAGTCGGTCACAAATGACTTCGGAATGCACAGCGTTAGATTGGAGCTGTTGAGACGAACATCGACAATATTCTTGAACATGGTGTTTCCTTTCTCTCATAAGATGACTTGTAAAAAAAAACACTGTGACAAGGGAATTTGCGTGCCCACTTTTATGCCCAAATGTGCGTCCACGGTCTGACTAGGGGTTTTGCTTGAGCGAAAAGTCGACTTTTTTGCGAAACCCCTTGTCAGAGGGCTATGCCCACTTTTACCCAAAACACACCCAAAACTCTTATATATATATTACTATTTATATAAAGTTTTTAAAGAGAAAAGTGGGAATTGGGCAGAAAAGTGGTAAAACCCCTAGTCGCACTGTAAATGAACCATACCCATTTTTTGGGCAAAAGTGGGCAAAAGTGGGCAAAAGTGGGCAGAACCGGCGAAAACTAACAGGCCGTGTGGACCTGTTAGTTCTCTCAGAGCTTAAATATGCAGCTCTTAAACCGCGATCGAGCTCTCCTGCTTCTCGATGTTCGGCGCGGCGTAGACAACATTCTCCAGGAAGTTCCGTCGGAGCGGTCCATCGATGAGCTTGGCGATGTCGCGGGACGCGTCCATCAACTTCCATTCGTCGACATTAGAACGGTACTGCACGACCTTCAACCCGCCCACCGGGCCGCGCCTGACACGTAACTGGTGATCTTCGATCTCGTCGACCACAACGTGATCCTTTTCCAAGGACCCGCCCGGGAGTGTGCTCACGCGCCAGGAATCAGGCTTGGACATATTGATGTACAGCATACCACCCGGGAGGTTCACCCCGAGATGGGTGTCGGTGTAGTAATCGATATCAAGGCTGTTCTCCTTGGCCCAGGTGATCAGAGCCTCGACCCAGGACCGAATGTCAATGGGCATGGTTTTTCTCCTTACTTGATAAGATTTGGGCATAAATGAATTATGCCGAGGGGGCAATCATGGTGATGATTGAGTAATCCCCGACGAGCGCGAGAATACTCATGAACAGCATCCCGCAGAGTACCAAACTGTCCCCCCACAAAATTGGCTTTTCAAGGACACTCTTGGCGAGTGCGATCGTGCACGCGATGATTGAACCGCAAAGTGCAACGAAGAACAGTCCGCACATGAAAATTGCAAGCATGTTGAAAATCATTTGAAAACCTTTCTGTACCAAGAAGCTTCGCTGAACTTCTTCTTGTTCTTTAGAACCCGCGACACGGCGAGTTCATACGCGGCATTGGATCGAATGAAGTAGTACCACAAGTCCTTGTACGGGGTATTGAACCTGTCGATACGCCCCATGGCCTGTTCCGTCTGACGATATGAATAGGACTGACTGAAGAACACAATGGTGTCAGTTTCAGTGCAGTTCCACCCTTCAGAACCAGAATTGTACTGTACCAAGTAGTACCATGACTCGGTGCACGGAATGGATTCGTGTTTGTGCCCGTTGTACTCCGCCACAGTACCCTTCAGAACGGCCAGAGACCGCTTCAGAGCGTCTAATTCAAAGTCGTAGTTGTAGAATATGATGGACTTCGGATGATGGTCCAGAATGCCGTACAGAGCGTCTATCCGGGACGGATCAAGATATATGATCCGCCTTAGAATAGAGAAGTATTCGCTGGCTTGTTCGATCGGCTTGTCGTCAAGATTATTCCATCTTGTGACGTTCAGCAGCTTGACTTCGAATTTGTCATACTCACAGGGGACATACGTCGTATGCCGAATCGTGCCGCGTTGTACAATCAGATTCACCAAGATCTGATCTCGGAAACGTTCCAGTTTCTTCGTCCCGACATATCGTTCGATCTGGGGGTACTTCGTGAAACGATTGAACACGCAATGGTCGCGCTCGAATGCTGTCTTGTTCTTGATGAATCCATTGGCCTTGAATACTGGCACATAGTCCGACCAAGTGTCTGCTGGGGTTGCCGTCAACAAGATCCAAGTGTTGTTCTTCGCAATCTTGTAAAACGACTTGACCCACTGTCCACTTCCGACAAGATGCTGCTCATCGAAAATGAAGAAGCCTCCGACGGTATCGACGTACTTCTTGATGTTGTTCCAGCTGTCGACCGTCACAGCGATTCGGCACGGTTCATGCTTGCTGATGGCGAACTTCGCCAGTTCCTGTTCCCACTCCAGAGAATCACGCTTCTTGGCCGTGGTGATGATGAACAGAGGGGCGGGTTTGTGGTTCTCCAAGTAGTACACGATTGACGTGATACTCTTGCCACTGCCCACCCCTCCGTTCAATATGCACCCGTCACGAAGCTCGTCAACCGCGGTTCTCTGCTGCGGCAGAAGAGTCGGCGGCAATTTTCTTCATCTTTCTCATCAGATTCTTGATGAACACGCAGTCCTTCCGACAGCTCAGCACGATGGTGTCGCCCATTGCGACACGTGCCGTGAACTTGACCACGGACGGATCGTCAATACTCGTACCCCACGAGTAGTCATCGGAGCCCACGTTTGATGCTAGTTTCTCAGCGATCTTCTCGCATGCTGCCGTATATGCGTCAAGATCATTCATGTCAGCACAACTCCTCCTGATACTTGTTGAAGTGCACCAACGAATAAGGTGATGCATACTTCGTGATTACAGATCCATCCCTGTTGTACAGCACGAATCGGTACATTGGATTCGACCCGGTCGGCTCATCTACCATGCAGAGTTCGGCCTCGTAGATGTCGACGAGAAATTCCTTGTACTCGTTGACGTGTTCAGATGTAACTGTCTCATGCATCATACTTCTCCGCGAAGACGTCCTGATCGATGGTGACGTACATGGACTTCACGTACGCCTTGACGCCCCGATTGCCGTTGACCTCCCACTGGTAGGGGCGAATAACGAGATCAACGTTCTGAATGTCGGCCCAGTCGAGCATGTCGACGGTGCTCTCGTCGAGGTACGTCTTGTTGCTGCCGGAGATCAGAACGATCTTCGGGGGATAGCTGTTGAATGCGACGGCCACCTGGAGATACGGCGTCTCCTCGTCGTCCTCTTCCTTCGGCCGGAGTCGCTTCACATTCCAACCGTCTTCGAGCAGGCGCCTGGCCATGTCATCATCCGGAATGACAACGCAGAAGTTCCTGCGTCCTGCGAGGTTGAAACGGCTTTCCTGGCCGCTGAAGTTGCGGAATAGAATGCGCGCATTCTCGATTGCGATGTTGTTGGGCATTGTTGTTCCTTTCATACGTTGATTGCAGCGAGGAAGCGTTCGGCGTTGTCCTTGTCGAACAATACCGACTCAAGGTTTCTTCGCATGAGACTTATATTCTGATTCGTTTCGTCGTCTCGCTCCTGTTGGCTGTCACGTTCGATACGTTCATTCAACATGGACACGCGAGCGTTGATATCAATGAGCCGCTCCTCCATGGCTCGTCGAGCCCCGCAGTTGATGAGGAATTCCCTTTGCTTTTGCGAGAAGAGATACTGCTCCGGGATCCCGATGCTGACGAGAATCGAGATGATGGTGTTGAGCAACTGCTCAATGGAAACGAACACAGCATCGTCCCTGATATACAGGATCGAGGTTTTGAGTTCGTTTCGCGTGAATCGCGTGCAGATGTCGTTGTGACAGTAGACCCATTTGTTGTCGGTATATTGCAGTTTGCACCACTCAACACGATCGCCGTTGCTGTCGATGACTGATTGCTCTTGGTCACGAATGCACCAGTTGATCTCATACCGAGTGGCGCAGTACCCCGACATGGACTGCTTGATGTCACGAAGAGCAATCAGCATCAACGTTGCATCATCTTCGATGTTTCGACCGAAAGACGTGATCTCGACCCGGTTGATGTAGCTTGCACGAGAATAAATCATTTCTGTTCCTGTTCTGCGAAGAGCATGGCATACTTGGCGTCGACGTTGTCGAATTTTTTTAAAGTTCCATAGTTTCCTTTCTACAAAAAAGCAAAAGGAAGAGCCGCGGCTACTTTAGCAAGCACGGCTCAACCTTTGTTGTTGAGTTGTGGTCAGACAAGCATGAATGCGTCACCTGTCTTGAGGTTTTCGAAGACTGTCTTCTGCTCGGCAGAGTCAAGCATCTGGAAAATGTTGTTGAGCTCATGGTAGAACATGTCGATCTCCATGGGTGTGCATGGGATGTCGGTGTTTCTGTCCTTGAGCGCTTGGTCATTCAGCCAGCGCATGTACTGCGGAGTGCAGTTGAACATCTTGTTAGTTCCGTTGATTCGGTAATCGTATCGGTGCATGATGAGTCCTTTCTCTCATAAGAGAGCGTGCAAAAAATGTCACGCAACGAACTCATCGAAGTTACCGTACTTCTCAATCGTGCGCTTCGCTTCCGACACTTTGTCGTACCAGAAGTTCATGTCGACGTCGTCCTCGTCCTGCACGGTTTCCGCTTCGGCCCAGAGATGACCCTTGGTGTCCGATAGAGCGTAGAACTTGTCGCCATCGCGACGCAACAGTTCACCCCCGTGCTGAACAGGGCAGAACGAACCGACACGGCCGACGAAATGGTCGCTGTTCTCCTTTCTGATTATGATGTCGCCTTTGCTCACACTCTTGGTGAGGCAAAGGTCCTCGAATTTGATGTTCTCCTTGCTGAACAGCATCTTGAACACGAACGGGACTTGGAACTGCAGCCCCGTGGCGTGCCACCCCTCAGTGTCATGAGCAATGTAGACAGCGTCGTTGACAAGGCACATCCTGTCGTAAGTCGCCTCATGCTCGAACGTGTACCCGTACTTCTTTCCGGCATCCATGACGAATTCAATGATCTCCGGCGTTGCGTCAGGAATCTTGATCGAATCCGTCTTTATGTGAGCCACGGTGAATCCACGCTCCCGGACTTGATTCTTCAACCAGACCATGAACAGGGCCCCTCGCTTCGCCACGATGTTGTCCTTGTTGTTCTGACCGGAGTTTCCATTGGCTCGGTTGCCGAACTTGGCAGCAGTCAGACCGTACATGGAATTGATCGGGATCTTCAGAGAAGTACTGAGGATCTTCTGCTCTGCAGGATCGTCACTCACGTATGGTGTAAGCTTGCCACCGTACATGGTCTTGAGCTTGTCGAGCTCGCCATGCTTGATCGCAATACGGGCCTGTACCAGGTCGAAATACTTGTTCGTGTATTCATCCCCCCACAGGTTGAGGGCTTTGATCGAGTGAGGATGCATGGACGCAACATCCAGAAGAGCGACGTTCTTGTAGATGCCGGGCTCCGAATAAACGTATCCACCCTCGCCGACTTCCTCGCCCATGTAGGTCGACTTGCCGAATTTGTATTCGTAACCCGGGAACTCCTTGGACAAGTCCGTCCAAATGAACCTCGGGTTTCTATCGTTGCCGAAGACCATCTGCTGTGTGATGGCGTTCGTGGTGGTGTTCGGTGTCATGCCGACGATGTTCGCGAGCATGCATCTGGCCTTCCAATCCTCCTGCCGTGCGTTGAAGACAGCCTGAGTCGCCTTTACGTCATTGCAGCAGTACTCGATGACCTTCGGCCATAGTTCCTCAGGACATGGCTCGTCCCAAGGGATGCCCATCTCCTGGTGGTGAATGCCGAGCTCGATCTCCCACTTCTTGAGGCTCTGCTTCTTCGAGCAGAAATCGTACACATCGGTGTACGACAAATTGTATGCCTCACGGAACATGGCGTTTCTGTCGCCGGAAACAATCTTCTGCGACAACTTGAAAAGTTGCTCGCTCGAGTAGCCCATCATTGCCGCGTAGAGAATATGATTGTCGTAGCGTCGGTTGTTGAACCCGATCAAGCGATTGTTGATGAGGTTCTCCACCTCAGTCGGCTTCGGGTTGACCATCGACACGCAGTCACCGTCGATCGTCTTGTAACAGATGACGAACAGATTCGGGTACACCTCAACGTCGTAGAACACAATCGGTTCGTTGTCGTTGAATGGAGTGTCCGGTGTCTCGTCGTCACCAGACCGGAAATGAATCTTCGACACCTGCTGCAGACAGTACTCCGAATGATGAGTACTCCGCATGGCGAATGCCAGAACATGGCCACGCATGTCATTCAGGTCGTACGGCTTGCCGGACTTGTACGCTTCATCAAGAATGTGCTTGATGAAATCGATGCTCGGCTTCGTACCTGGATGCACCTCCTTGCGCAGGTTCTTCTCGATGAGTTTGCGAAGAACCGTTTCGCTGACAAACGTGTTGTGGTCAATCACCTTGTTCTCCTTGAACGGAAGCCCGCTTGAAATGTGGGCTACCAGATCGTCAGTGCAAAGGCCTTTTCGGCGACGCAGAGACGACTTGCCGGACCACGTCTTGATCTCGATGCCCGGTGCATACACGTTGGCCAACTTCCCCGGATCGCCGTCATAGACGTAGTGCAGATGTAATCCGTTGCCTGAGCGACTGGTCTCGCAGTATGTGCGGGGCCACTGCTCAGCCGCATCGATGTTCTTCTCAAGGCTCTTCTCTCCTTGGTCGTTTGTCAGATCGAAGTCGATTACGATGTGATTGACTGGAGGCCTGACGAAATGCTCCTTGCTGGTGTCAAGGTCCTTCAGTTTTGTCGTAACTGAATCCCATGGCTTGGCAGGAATACCATCGTCAGATGCGTACTGCGCAGGGCAATCCTCGTACAAGACATCGAGCTTCGACGGATGATCCTTCAGATCAATCCAGCGACGCTTGTCCATGTCATCGATTTTCTTCGCACCGAAAATGAGTTCACTTTTGAACTCGCTGTACCAACTCCTGACTCTCTCGTCGTTGACAATGGCTCGTTCTTCAAAGTTGCCAAAATATTCCTTCAAGTCTTCCTTGAATGCGTACATCGGCAATATGTGCACGATCTGCGAATCGGCGCAGTACTGTTTGTATTGCGCATAAGCGGATCTAAGACTGATTCCATCGTCATGCATGATCTGTCCGGAAATCTCGTCAACGAAATTGAACACGACGTCCGTACGAAACATCATCTGGACTGGAACGTAATCATCGTAGTAGTGCTTGCCAAGTTTCTTGAAAATGTCAAGGCAGTACTTCGCGATGGCTCCGTATTCCGTTGTGATGTCTCGCATCAGACGCAGATACACCGGCGGGCTGAATGTCTCACCAGTTGGCGAGATGTCGATCAATCGACGGATCAGGCCTGACTTCGCGTCACTGATCTTAACCGGGGTGTTTGTTCCGATCATGAGAAATGCGTTGGGCCGCATGTAGTATTGCGGCTTGTACTTCTCGTTGATCGGAATCATCTCGTGAGAAACGATCGAGTTCAATTTGGTGTTGTCGTCAATTCTGGACAGATCGCCGTCGTGTTGAATGGCAACCAGTGGATTCGTGCGAAACGGCTCCAGCGCGAACTGATTCGAACTGTTGCCGAGTGCCCTGGCGTCGAACGGTGAGCAGTACCCATCGAACATGCTCTGCACGATGTTGAGCACGGTCGACTTCCCTGCACCGCTCTTGCCGTACAACACGACGAACTTCTGCAAATATCTGGAATCACCGGAGACGATTGATCCGATGGACCACAGCAGTTTCTCCTTCTCAGCAGGCTCGTAGAGCTTGTCGAGGAGCTCATCGAATGCTGAGTGATCCCCGTCGACCAGTGAATATGGAAGGACGTGCGAAGCATAATCCGTTCGCTCGATCTTCTCGTTGGCGAACATGATGCGTCCATCAAGTTCCACCGCCGAGTCGTTGAGCTTGGACAAGAACTCACGGTACTCCTTCCAAGACTTGGTGGAGTAGTCCGTCATGGAGAGCACCTTCGGGTGCAGCTCCTTCAGTTCATCCGCTTTCGCATAGAGTTCACGGTCAACGAGACGAGCGACGTCATACTCGTCCGTTGACCACAAACCACGTTCTTCATCCCAGATTGCGTAGAAGGCTCGTGCACGTACCATCAGATCCTTCGAACGGCCCACACGGAAGGCCGGAGCGATTTCAACACCTTGCTTGGTCTCCCGTACTCGTACCTTGAAGAAATCCATGGTCCACCTCCTACCAAATATCAGCGATCATTCCATCCATGACGTAATTGTTCATTTGCTTCCACAGTGACAACTTCTTCTGATTCCCGAAATATTCTTGCGTTGGGAACCATCCGTCATTTCCGTTTGGCCCGATATCGCGGTTCAGAATGTGGTCAACCTTATTCTCAACACGGATGTTCCATGTTGGAAGTTTCTCCGTGTGGTCGTCCGAGTACCAGCCAAGGTCTGCATTTGCAATGCATTCCTCAAGCAAATCCTTGACCGAATACTCTTCGTCAAGCATTAGGCTCATACGATCAAGCAGAGCCACTAGAACGAGCAGTACAGACGGCGGTTCGTCCACGTGTTCGTCAAGCACCTCCTCACGAAAATAGATCGCGTCATCGATTCTGTTGTCGTCGTCTCGAATGTCTGAATGAAAGGGGATCTCATTGAGCTTTACACAGAGATCCCTGTACCCATCTGGGGCATAGAAATCGACGAGAATGTCACTCATCCTCGGCCTCGTCTTCCTCGTCCTCCAGATAGCCGTGCTCTTCGCGCATGTAATCTGCAATCGGCTCCCTGATGATCTCCATGGAGAACCGCAGACCCTTCTTGTGGTTGATGCAGAATCCACGGTTCCCGTTCTGCTCGGTGACTTCACACAGATCGCCGATCAGTCCTTCGACGAAGTCAGTGATCGGAAGATCGTTTTCATCAAGGACCATGTCATCATTGATGAACCAGGAAAGATGCATGCCCGGAAGTTCATCATGAGCGAAGTACGTCTCTTCGTCAGGATAAGTCCAACCCGGTTCTTCGGTTGCAGCCTCCACCTTTCGGTTGACTTTCTTGACCGGGCGAGGGCTGTTCTTCTCGTCCATCATGGCCTGGGCGTCGACGACCGCCTTTTCCAGATCGATCACGTCGTCAACCGGTCGGTGCGCAACGATCTCCTCGTCATGCTCAGGCTTCGGCGCTTCGGCGTTCTCAACGGGCTTCAGAGTAGCCTCTTCGAGCTTGTCCGCAGCGCGAAGCGCCTTGATCTTGTCCCTCGTGAAACCGAGGGCAATGCCGATGGCAACGCCTGCCGCAGCGGCGATGATGTTCTTGTTCATTTCAGTTCCTTTCAGATGAGATTGTAGATGACACCGTCAACATTGAAGTCGAGTTTCCAATTGTCAGCAATGTAATTGGGATCCTCAGGAAAGTTCCTGGGGTCGGAGAGGTTGAAGTCGACGAAACCATCACCATTGTCCGGGCTCTTGACCCAGCCAACCAGAGCACCCTCGGGAGACCGAGGAAGATCCAGCATGTCGTAGACCTCATTGAGGAAGATGTGCCCCCTCGTCCGGAGAAGATCGTTCGCCATGTTCTGCTGCGTCTTGAGGAAGAGCAGCTGATAATCCCTACTGGGTTCCCAGTTCCTGGACGAACTGTTGAACGTCCGAGAATATGGGCTGTTGAACAAATCTTTCTTGAGAACAACATTCTTAACACTGTTGTTCTCAGCGGTTTCGGGTACGTCGATCGTGTTGTCCTGAGCGGCGGCCCTTAGCCCGATCTTCGCGGCTTCGTTTCGCTTGTTCCAAGCCGCCTGCAGAGCGTTGAGTGCAGAGGACAGTGCAGCGGTCCTACCGAGCATGATGCTGTGACCCTTGCAGATGCATCCGATGCCGACGGCCATCATCGCGAGTGAAGGGCCATACGTTTTGATGAACAGACCGGCGGTCTGCGCGTAAGAAATGGCGAGGTCTTTCTTGTAGTCCTCTTCGGTGTACTTCTCGCCCATACGCTTCTCGTAGACATCCGGATTGTCATGGCAGAGGTTGATGGCATCGATCATCTCATGGTGATTGTCGATCACCTCATTGTGGCGCTTGAGTCCCTGACGGGCTGCAAAAACAGCGCTGCCAACGACAGCGACACAGCCGATTGCCGTGAGAATCGTCGGAGACGAATCCTCGATGTGCAGTTTTGCATGCTCAAACTTCTCGCGGAAGCTCATTTTATCATTCCTTTCTTTGAAAGTCTGTAGAATATGGCGATCACTTGATCGTCACTCATTCGCCGGACCCTGTTGGCCCAGCGAGGGCCCGGATAACACTCTGCTACCCGGACCCTCATCTGGTTGACATTCATCGATCGTTCACCGCTACCGGTCGCGGAAGATCCAAAATGTATCCTTCACGAATCCGTCGTGGCGATGCGCCACCGATGGAGTACCAACCCCATTCTGCATCTGTGTACGAGCTGGTGACTCCTGCAAGATCATACAGGTCGGCCACTGTTGCAACATCATATTGAGAGATCAGATCTGCCAACGAATCGAGAATTCGATCGGCTTCATCTCTGCTGGCAAGGACGATTTCATCGAAATCGTGTGTGGCCCTCGCTCGTTGAGAATATGAATCCCTCGGTTTGTTGTAGAAGCTGTTGTAGCTGACAAATGACCGATTGTCGCGAACATTCTTGCGACGATTCGGCCCACTGTCGCCAAACAGCAATCTTTGGATTGACTCCGATACCACATCGGAAATGGTGTTCTTCGCTGCCGGAAGAAGCACATCCATCAAAATGTACTCTGCAACAGAACGCCCATCCTCGGCGATGATTGATCGCTTGAGTTTCTTGCCCGCAGATTCCTTACGCCTTTGGCCTTTCGCTACTGCTTCGACCTTCGGCCTGTTGTTGTCCGAGTAATTTCCGCCTTTCTCGGGCATGATGGAATTACTCGGCAGGTTGACAATTGCCATTCGTCGACCTCACTTCTTGTCCATGGCCAGAGAATGCTTTCCGCCGTCGACCTTCTCGACACCGGCGATCTGCTGAATGCGATCCTGCGGAATGAGCTGCTCGATGAATTTGCTCGCGTAGTCGGTGTCCTGCATCATCTTCATTAGGAACGACTCATAGCCGCGAGACTGCTTGAAGTCGTTGAGAACTTCCTCATTCTTGACGAACCGCTTGCCGTCATCCGACTTGACGCCGACGCTCTTGAAAATGAGCGTCTGGATGATGTTGAAGATCTCTCCGACCTTACGGCTGTTGGACAGACGCTCAAGCGTCGACTGAATATCGCCGGCAGAGCTGAAGGACAGCTCGAGCATCTCGGGGACGGTCAAGTCGAAGTAGTACTTCTCGGTCTGCTCGTCACCATTGTAATCGATGTAAGTGACTTCACGGGTGATCATTTTTATCGAATCTCCTGGAACTTGTTTGTAATTATTTGTGGGTATTCGCTGTAATACCTCTGATAGAAATCAATCATCAGCGAAATGTCACGCTGATCTGCATGATCTCGTCTTGCGAACTCTGTTTCATTGTCTCCTCGGCAAAACGATCGCAGCTTGCGAACGTCACGGGGAACGACCATCATGACAACTTCCCAAGGCTTGAACAGCCTGGTGGCCCCGAGAGGATCAATGACGATGAGGCGCTTCTTCTTGCTCCTATCGATGTCTTCTGGACGAATGCCGTACTTCCAGATTCCTTCGATGGTGTCGTATTGACGAACATTGATCAACTTGCCTTGCTTTGCAAGATAGTCGAAGTTGTAGTCATCCATGAATATGTAGTCTTCGCCATTCACTTCGCCAGGACGAACGGGACGAGTAGTACAAGTGGTGACCCGTTCCCATCCATCCTTCGTGCAAAGCCTGTTGGCAAACCAATTCTTGCCGCTGCAGGTTGCCCCAACGATTGCTAGCATTCAGTACCCCTTGTAATAGTCCGGCTTGGGCACCGTGTCGTACTTGATGACGAGACACGGCTCTTCGTCGGTGGTCAGACAGGATGTGAACCTGATGTCGAGCAGACGATCGGCGTTCCAACCGATATCGTCACCAAGACCAATGGGGTCGAGCCCGAGAAGCCCGTAGAACACATTCAGGCTGATCCAGTCCTCCTGAAGTAGTCTCGCGTTCAGTGCATTCTGTGCCTGACGGATCTTCTCGGCGTCGATCCTGAAATATCGACCAGACAGGTCGTCCATGGTGAGAGGCTGAGGCCCGTTCAGAATCACAGCGTTGGAAGATGCCACCTTCCGCTCAGAAATGACATCGTCGATCTTGCGCTCCTCCTTCTCTCCAAGGGTCTTCTTCACCTGGCCCTTGTATTCTTGGAACGTACTGTCCAAGATGGAATATGCCTGCATCAGATTTGCCCCACGCTTCAAAGCAACATGATTGCCGCAGAACAACGTGGAAATGGTCGTCACAGCGCAGATCGCTGTCGGAAGATAGATCTTCCAAGTGATCTTGACCTTCTCAAAAGCTGTCGCATTCGTCTGGTTGTCCATCTCGTAGTCATAGATTGCTGCACGAGCTTTTGGACCGGCTTTGGCTGCGAGAACCGCCGTGCACACGACGCCGATCGATCCGGTAGCTGTGAGAATCAGTGGAGCATGGTCATTCGTGAACTTGTTGACCGATTGAATGATATTGCTAGTATTTGCGTTCATTGTGTCACGCTTTCGTCGGGTATTTAATGCCATAGTAGCTGTTTATACATGGTCCTCCGTAACGGTCAAAGGATACAAAATATCCGAAATCCTTGCCGGGCGACGAGTCATCTATGGCGATCATGGTGTCAATTAAAGTTTGGTCTTGATCAGACAGTGCTCTCATTGGAAAGTACTCGACTTGGTTTTCCGAATCGGTTGCAGAACCGCGCTTGGGACTGTTCATTGTATTTTCCTTTCTGCGTTGAACAAAAAAAGGATACAGGCCGTGTTGGGGTCTGTATCCTTTTGAAGTCACTCCTTCTGATCGGGTTCAACATTTTCTTTCAGCATCTTCTCCATCATCTTTCGATTAACGGCCTCCTCGAGCTTGTGCGTGAGCTTCTTCGCGCCGCACCAGACGCCAGCGCCAGCGACCATTCCGATCGCCGCGACTGCGAGAGTATACGCGACAGAATTCTCTTCGTCAGGAGTCTCGATAACGTCGTCAGCTTCGATTTCGGGGATTTCGATGTTGTCAGACATAATAGGTCCTTTCGTTTGTGAGTTCTTCTCATAAAAGAACGTGCAAAAAGCACAAGCCGGTTAAGACTTGTGCTATTGTTTTAAGTCAGGACGCCTAGATACATTCCAAGCATCAACAATGCGATCGCCAACAGTGAATATGTCAGCGCAGCGATGAGTTGAACGGTCTTGTATTTGTCTTGCATGGTTTCTCCTTTCTCATAAAACGACGTGCAAATTACGAAACGTACTTGAGCCGTTCCGGTGCCATGTGTTTCTTGTCCGCCTTCGTCACAAATGGAGTGAGTTGACTGTCCAAAATATGAATTCCGTAGCAGTACCAATCACCCGGAACGATGAACAGAAAATATGCATCTGTGTCATAGTTCCGTGCAGCCCACAAATCCAAAGAACGTTGATCTTCAACACCCAAGCTGTGTTTTGCCATGATTACTCTAAAACAAAAACTACAGGCCGTGTCAGGGTCTGTAGTTCTGATGTTACTCCTTGTTTTTGATATCCTTTGCGAGCGAATCAAGCATAACCGCCAGAACGATGACTGCCAGGACGAGCGTGATGGGTGCCACGGTGATTACGGACACGCAGATCACAAACAGGTCCACAAGGCAGACGAGAATCTTGGCGACGAACATGATTGCATAAAACATGATAGCTCCTTATGTAGAAGTATTCTCATAAGAGAATGTGCAAAAAGCACAAGCCGGTTAAGACTTGTGCTGTTGATGTCACATTCTTTCAGATTTCTTGTTGTCATCGTCTGCTAGTGCTACCAACAGCAGAACCGTCGTGATGACCAGCACGATCATCAACATGTTTCCGTGGATCAGCGATGCCACAGAAACGCCAAGGATGAAAGCGGCGAACACGACGGTGCCAATGTTTTTGCAGATGCGCTTGAACATTTTTCTCCTAAAAGTAGTGTTTCTCATAAGAGAATGTGCAAAAAAGTAATGTGCAGTGTAAATCGTACCACACATTACTTTTGAGATTAATCGGTTATTTCTTCGGGACGAATCCGAACGCCTTTGACGTGATTGCGTCCTTCTCTTCATAAGCTAATATTGTCAGAATAGGGACGACGGTGCCAATGATCGGCATGATGTAGTCCTTCCAGCCCTTCTTCGGCGAATAGCAAGCCGCTTTCGCGTCCATAAGAACTTTGATCTCATCCGCTGTTCGTTTGGTTTCTTCCGTTCCCGGTTCATAATCGTCCAGCTTCTGTAGATGATCTTCAATCACGGCGTCGAAGTGCTCGGAGATGTTATCCTTCATGATGAGTCCTTTCTAGTCTCTCATTAAGAGCTGTGTGAAAGATAAACCGAGAGACTGACGTTCGAATTCTTCCGAAGTTCCGAAATGTCCTTGTCCAGCACCAGATACACTTCATCAGCATCGTTCACGATCAACGAACCATCGTTTACTCCGTCGGTTGACGAGTCGATGGACACGAACAACACAAGTAGGCACAGCAGTACAACAACACCGCAAAGCGTCTGCACTATATTCGCGAAGTTGAAGTCGATGACATCCGTGACGATGCTAATGATAATGAGTGCGATGCATACTGAGCACAACAGCAATTTGTTACGTGTGTTCATTGTTGTTCACCTGTTTTACTCGATTGTCTTGTCGACCGTTACTGGTTTTCAATGGAAGTTTCTTCACTTCGTCCGAAATGCGCTCAGCGATACCATTTCCACCATATTTCGTATAAGGTTCGTACAAATATTTCATGAAATCCTCATATTCATCATACGTGATCCAACCACGAGCAATGAACCCCTCCCCGACATAAATGATGCGATCATGTGCGAGGCCAACGAGCAACGTCTTTTCTGTTGAATTCCGGTCGAATTTCTTTTGAAGTATTGCCCAGAAGCCATTACTTGCGAGTACTGTCACGAACACGGTGACCAGTACGTCTACCCACGATGGGGCACCGAAGAAATGCATCAGCCAGTAATCCCCATGATCGGGCGAATACCAAGAGCTGTGTTGGCGGGAAGACAATCGGCCATACCGTTCTTGCACACGCAGAAATGGTCCCACTTGGCAAGCGTGTTGAGCCACCAACCATTGTCGACCTGGCCATCACCAGACGCCATTCGGAATCTCGGGGCAAGGCGGAACAGAGCCAACTGAGTCATGTCTGTGGTGTGGTTCCAGGCGAAAGCCGAGTTCGTATTCGATGCACTGGCAGGCTTCCCGTTCTGGATTTCAAACACGGGGGAACCGTAGACCATCCGCTCAGACATCAGCTCGCACGTGCAAACGTTCAGCCAACTCGTGGCTGTTGCCATGCCACTGTCGGTCTGCGACGAGAATGGACGAGGAGCATTGAGAAGCGAACCACCACCGAAGAAATTGTTGACCTGCGACACGATACCAGCGAACTTGGTGCGGATGTTCGCGCCGATGTAGCCACCTGCGTTCGTAGCGGTGGTGTTCATGACAGCTGTGCCCATCGAAAGACGAGGAATGATGTTGACGTGGTGCGTTTTGACAAGAGTCGCACCGTCCCTACCGACTCCATACCAGTAGTCCATGTCGGTGATGATCCAGTCAGTTCCACCGTCGGTCCAGTAATCACCGATGTAGAGATTGTCAAACGCGCCAGAACGAATGGCATTCTTTTGGTCAGAGGTGAACGATCGGCCGAGATTCTGTCCACGGTAAATGTTCCTGTGGAAATATGCGTTCTGTGCGAAGGTGTCAGCCAGTCGTCCGAAAGCTTGAGTCATGCTGAGCTTACGAGTACCAGAAGCGCCGTCAACGGCAACCGCGTCGGTTTGCGCAAGCGAAGTTGCTTCCGTGAGATCCGTGATTCGAGTCATTGTGAAATCCTTTACGAGTTGTTTGCGAACTTGGTGACTGCGGTGATCTTAACATTAGCACTCGTGGTGAAATCGACGAGACTACCACCGCTGTAGAACTGAACCGTATTCTCGACAGTACCGGTGGTCACAAGTTTGTTGAGTTGATTCGTGAGTGATGTGATTTGGTTCTGCAGATTGGCGGCTTGATTGGCGTTCAGCTGGTTCTTCAACGTGAGGAACCATGTGTTGAACGATGCCTCGAAATTGCTCTCGGCTTCGTTCGCCTTTGTCTGAGCGTTGCTCACGATGTCTTTCATCAAAGCGTTGTACGAAGCATCCCACTTGCTGCGAATGTCGTCAACGGTGACCGTTTGAACGGGCGCCGTCACGTAAGGGCACCATGACGTCCCAACGAGATTCGTAATGTTCGACTGCTGAATCGAAGAATCACCGGCAGCGAAATTGATGGCGAACAGAGGCAGCGAGTTCCGCCCTGTATTACGATCAACCATGTAGTTGAGCATGTCTGTGTAGGACTCGTAATTACGCTGCTCATCGATGCCGAACCTCGCAAACCGGTAATATGGCTCCACCTTCAGATCAAGACACACCACCACTGTGCGAGGCTCCGTCGAACTTGCGTACTCCGATACATTGATCTGCATCTGGTACACAGAATCGTTCTGAATCCACTTCTTGCCGAGCCAAGCCTTGCCGGATCCGATGGCGATGGTGCTTCCGTCGATGACTGTCGCCTTGAACGCATCGCCCCAGTTGGCGAACACACCATCGGTGATGATCCCTTCGAACGGAATGGCCATGTCCTCGGCAGAATATGTACGGTCTCCGTCAATACTGTTCCAGAATCCACTTTTAAAAGTCATGTCACCCCTCCACGGTGATCATCGCGTTCACCGCGAACTCGAATGGAACAGACAGAATAGAGAAAATGAAATCCCCAGACTTCTTGCGGTGATTGATCGGAACAAGGAAGCACTCACGTTCTGCGTCGACCATCCACCCCTCAACACGAGGAATGAACCAATTCGTTGGCTCGGACACGAGTTCTTTTCTGGCCGCTCGGGCCTGCTTGTACCTCTCTCCCGTAGGGGGAACGAGTTTAGTCATTTCTGTTTTGCTCATTTTCTCATCCTGTGATAGTTCGTATCGCTTTGAAATCAGGAACGATCACGATTCCATTCTTGTCGGCGGTGATGGTTATTCCATCTATGGCGCAAACGGCGCCGTTCCCCATGTCGTCGATGACGTTCACGGCGTCGCCGATGTAATAATCTCGCATGTATGTCCACTGAACGTTTGGATCGACGTCTCCTGTGAAACTCAACTCCGTCACGTACTCCCGCATGGAAGCGTACCCATATGCTCGGAGCTCGTTCATGTAAGTTTGCCATGGGATGTCGTTGTTGTTGTCATCCTTCAACCTGACATTCGACCCGTCGATCCACTTCTCGATCCGGTTCATCCCAGAATTGAAACCACTGTACTGATTGTCGCCAGTAGTACGTTCGATCGGTATCGTCATTCGAGGCCTTTTGTCTCCAGGATCAGCGCCAGTGACGTAGAATGCGTTCGCATACTTGTCACTGTCCTGAACAAACTCACTGGACTTAAGATTGTTGAAATCGCTGGAAAATGTGACCCAGTCATTGTCCCTCTGGTTCCAACTGCGATCAACACCGGTGCCAAGACGCCATCGCCACTTGTTGTCATCCGTGTGGTGCACGAAGACGTAACACATCGACGATGAATATGTCTTTATAAGGTCTGAAACCGCTTCATAGATGTTCTGCCCGAGATACTGCTTGGAGATTTGATAATCGCCAAGTTCAATCCGCCAGTTCGATCCATCTCTGTACAGTCCAGTGATTCCACGGTACTTCTTGCCCGGGTTTGTCGGGTCCGGCGCGAACTGTTGAAGAAACGGACCATCGATACAGTTATCGTCAAGAAGTTTGTTGACGATGTCGCCAGGTGTCGCTGTGACATCGATCTGCTTGTACACAACACGTCTTGACGTTATGTATTCCATCGACTTCCCGGTGAATATCATTCGTGGCGCGTCTTCGAACGTGTCCTTCAGATCGCGTTTGTTGACCATCATCGTGTGCTCAGAATCGGCGATTCTGAGAAACGTACTGAGCTTGATCGTCTTCCAGAGGTCTGGATCGTAGTACATGTACAACTCGAAATCACCGCACTCCTTGGCTTTGTCCGTCCAGACAAGTGATTCGTAGTTGTCGACAACGGCTTGCAATTCCCAATTGTCGTCGTAGACAAGCACATCGTATGTCATCAGATCCCCTGGTGTTTGATATCGTACTCGACTTCATGTTCAGCCGCGTACTGGTTCACATTGGCACCCATGATCAGGCACGTAATCGTGTTATGACCTTGTTGGATTCTTGGCCAGTACGGGTTCGTACCGACAGCGTTAAGACAACTCGTCCAATGGTTCTTGTGCCAGATGCGGACATATTTGTCGCCGTTCTTGGTTCCGACCTCGATGTAGTCACCATTCTCGAAATTTTCATCGATCTTGTTCTTGACTCGCGTCATATCGATTTCAAGATATGACGTGGGGTTGACGCTGTCGGAATAACGAATCCTTGGGATGTCATCAAGCTTGCCGTAGAGCTTCGACCTGATGACAACACCGTTGTCGAACGATCCAGAATATTCCATGTCAAGTTTTGCGCTGCTTTGGATCTCCCCGAATTTCAGCGCATGACTGGGCCACTTCACGACGTCGCTTTTCGTATTGTTGACGTACAGGAAGTAAGCGGTGCCACCGAGGTCACAGTCCGCTTCACTCATGACCCCGATATTCACCGCAGAACTTGTCATGTCATCGATCATCGAATTCAAATATGTCGTACGCCAATCTTCATGTATTTCATATCGCATACCTGCCGAGGGAACTATCTTCTCGACCATTCTCGACATGTCTTGCCCATAGCGATTCAAACCTGTTTTGCCAGATTTGACCCATACCGTGTCAACGTTCGGATTATTCACAAAGTAGCGCGAACCATCCTCTCCGACTGAAAACAGAACCTCACTGTCGACTTTGGTTGTGTTGTCGGCGAATGGGAATTCAAAACCACCCTTGACGCTTGAAACACTTGCGACAGTTTTTGCGGGAGAATAGAAGTACGGGTCCGGGCAGACGATCGTGATCTTGACCTTGGTGATCTTGTCGAAAATGTCAGGTTCGCACTTCTCGACATACCCCTTCATGATGTACGTGCCGGTGTCGGTCGTGAACACCATCGTGACATGATTCTTCACTGTGTAAGTCTTGTAAATCCATCGCCTGGCATGCTCGATCGTCTTGCCGGGCTGAGCAACCACAGCCAGGGTGAGAGAAAGTACACGCTCCCCCACCCTGGCCGAGTTGTACATTGCACCATCATTCGTCGCGAACTGGGTCAGATTGATGTTTGCCCCAACCGGTCCGTGACCTTCGATCTTTGTGATGACGTAAGGGGCTTCATACACCCCAACGAAATTCGTGCTGATCTCGTCACCGAACTGGTTGACGACAGACACCGTCTTGATCATCGTGAATACCTCTTGATGTTCGAGATGAGCTCCTTCGTGTCGCGATAAACTTCGCGGCGAGTAGGAGCAGTCGGACTGTTGATGGTTTGGTTGAAAGTGACATTGTTGACCCCATTCGGGTTCGATGCACTTCCATTTTGAGCCTTCACGGCGTCGTTGACACCGACGGAGACTCTTGCGTTGGCGCTTTGACTGTTGAACAGATCGCCCAGTCTCGACGCGGCGCTTCGCACCTCTGAATCATCCACGGTTGGGGTGATCACAGGATTGAAGTCCGGATCGAGAGTCAGGCCGTCGACAATCTCGCGGAACTTATCATTGATGCTCTTGCCTGTGCTTTCGGCAAGATTCTCAGAGGATCGCTTGATCCACTTCTCACTGTTGCCGATACCTCGGACAAGGCCCAAACCGACGAACTCGCCGATTTCGGTGGTCACCTTCGACGGAGAAGCAATGCCGAGCTTTTCCTTCAACCACTGGGGCAGCTTGTCGGCCAGACCACGGATGCTGTCCATCAGCTGGTTCTTGATCCGTTCGATTCCTCGCTTGATACCATTGACAAGAGCCACACCAATCGCAACAGCCTTGTCACCGATTTCATCAGCGTGCTGATCGATAGCGGTCTTGATTCCGTCAAGGAAATTCAGCAACAGATTCACACCGGAGTCGATGATCCGACCAATGTTGGCACTGACCGTGTCGATGAAGTTGACAATGATGTCAATGGCGATCTGCGTGATCTCACCGATGTTGTCCCTGATCGCTCGAAGGAAATCTTTGATGAGATTTATACCGGTCTGGATCAGCACAGGGGCAACCTGGTTGATGGTGTTACACATACCGATGATGGCATCTCGCACCAAGTCGAAGAAACTCGGCAGCGAGTTGCGCAGAGCGTTCAGACATGCAGTGATGATGGCCGTGAGTGCCGCTTCAATGGCAGGACCGTTGCTACCGATTATGTTGCAGATGTTGATGAAACCCTGCGCAATAGCAGTGCACAGCAACGGGATCAGCGCGATCAGAGCAACGCCGCCAGTAGTAACAGCTGTGAGCAATGCAACAAAGGCGAACACGAACAACGCGATACCTGCCGCGGCTACACCAACGGCGATACCGATCAAAGCAACCGCTGCAGCCAGCAACATCATTGGAACAACGACTTCCTGCGCCAAATATGCGGCAGCGATCAGAACACCGAGTCCAACGGCAAGCCCCAACAACGCGATTCCCATTTCAGCAAGAGACATCGAGCCAAGAACCTGCAACGCTCCAGCAAGGATCACCACGGCGACGGAGACAGCAATCAGCGCCCCCGCGCCCTCTGCTGCACCGCCCCCCTTCATGAGCATCATCGCCGCGACAAGCTCGCCAAGAACAATCGTCATCATGATTACGCCCTTGAGATACGTGCCCCAATCCATACTGGCGAATTCGCCAATGATGTGGCACATACCCTGAATGGCGATCACCATGGCGAGCATCGCCGCTGCATCACCGAACCCGTTGTCGGGCATTACGAGGAACAGACCCATGAGCTCCGCCAGGACCATACTGAGCATGGCGAACCCCTTGAGATATGAATTCCAGTCACGCTTGGACAACTCGTCAATGACGTCAACGATCTGCTTGATAGAATACGCCGTTGCTAGAATGGCAAGGCCATTACCGATCTTCAACTTGTCACCGGACATCGAGAACAGCGTCATGGCGCCAACGATGGCGACGAGAGCTAGAATACCTTTCACCAACTGTTTGGTGTCCATGTCACCGAATCCCTTGACCGCGAAATAGAACAGAACCATTGACGCGGCCATGAGAATGAACTGCCCAGCGCCTTTAGCAACGTTGTCACCTTGCTCAAGAACCTTTGCCGCAGTTACCATCACGGCTGTGATGACGGTGATTGCAACGATTCCCTTGACTAGTTCCTTCGTGTCGAGCTTCGAAAGAAGATAAACGGCCCCAGCAAGTAGGAGAACACCCGCTGCAATGGCGAGAAGTCCAGCCATTTTGAACGACGTTCCGATGTCCTTGAACATGTTCTTGAGACCACCGGTGATGCCCTCAAGATTCTTCAAGAGACCGTTCTTCACGCCGGACATCAGATTCTCACTGTCTTCCTTGGCCGTCTTGGCGTTTCGGTTGAACAGGAACCAAGCTCCGATGATGACACCGAAGATCACGGCCAATGCAGCAGCCGCCGCCATTAGACGATCAGAAGGAATCAACGCGAGAATCCCCAATGCCACGGCAAGAACCAAAGTCGCAGCAGCCAATTTGAGAATTGCTGTTGCATTCAGGTCGTGCGTGGTAGCCTTCATGGAATCCTTGTACGCGTTGATCGTGTCAACAATCGGCCCGCGAGCGTCTTTTACGGTCTTGGCCAATTCGTCGAAAAGACTTCCGACATTGTTGAAACTCTTGGCGAGGTTCACGAACGAACCGGCCATGATTCCGGTGAAGATACCGCCGATGACACTCACAAGAGCGTCCCAGGCGTTCATACTCTTCAGCGATTCATAACCCTTGTCAACGCCCTCTTTGATCTTGTCGCCGAGCCACTTGAACTTCTCACCGAGCCAGTCAAGTGCGTCGCCGATCTTGCCCCTGTTGTCAAGCACCGCTTTCTTGATCTTCTCGAACTTCTCGGGAAGACCCCAAGCGTTGGCACCCTCTTTGATATCGGAGCCCCACTTCTTGAACAACTCGGCGGTCTTGCCGCCCATGGCCGAACCAAGTTCCTTGATCTTGCCAGCCGCTTCATGCGCCTTGTCACCGAGCTTGACAAACATCGTTCCGGCATCGCCGTGAGCACCATTCTTGACGCCCTCGGCGAAATCCTTGATGTTGTCGGCGACGTGCTTGATCTTCTCACCGATTCCAGCCCAGTCGATTCCGGAGAAGAAGTCCTTCACCGTGGTCAACGCTGAACCAGCGAGCTCCTTGATGGCTCCACCGAGGTAAACAGCGGCCCCCTTGAGAGCGTTCCATGCAGCGACGACCGATGGCCCGCAAACATCCCAGACCTGTTTGCCAACTTCTTTCATTTTGACGCCGATGGAAGAAATCTGACTTTTGAAAGTTTCCCAAGCCGTGTGAACGTCTGGACCGTAAACCTCGCGGATGTGCAAGCCGAATTCCTTGACCGGACCGGCGAGGTTCTTGAACGCTGGACCGAGTTTGTTCAGCCCGAGCTGATCAATGAGATCAGTCAACGCGTTCTTCTGCTCCTTACCGATGAGAAGATTGTAGAAGTCGTCAAGTCGAATTCGACTCGCAGTCTTCCAAAGATCTTGGAGCTTGGCCTTGGCGACCATGAAACCGCCAGCAGCTGTGTCACGAGCCGCTTGTCCAACACGAGTGAACGTGTAGGACAGACGACCCCACAAAGTGGCATCGTCACCGGTCCACATGAGCTTCAAGTCGTGCAGAAGATTCTTGAACTTCTGCATTGACGTGATGGCCTCGTTGGGAACAGGTTTTGCTTCGAGCTGGAATCCACCAGGAGGCGCATCACCAACACGATGACGTTCCTGAGCACCAACGTCGACGCCCTTGCGGAACAGTGCGTCCTTGATCTTCTTGCCAACAGTCTCAGCTTTGTCGCCGATCCAGTCAAGAGCCTTCTTCACAGCTGAGAAGTCCATACCGTTCATGTGATTCTGCAGCGAAGACAGTCCCTGATCCATCTTGTCGATGGCCGAGGAACCGCTGTCACCGAAGATCTTCGACATGCTGAACTTGCCGTGGGTCAACTTGTCGAACCAACCGAGAAGATTCCTGATCTTCTGACCAAGCCAGTCAAGAAGCTTACCGATCGGATCGAATCCGTTGATCCACTGGTCGAACTTGACGATGACATCACCGATGTGAGCGGTCAGCGTCAGAAGACCACCAAGAACGAACTTGGTGATCGCAAACGCGGCACCGAGAATCGGCTTGACAAGAGCGGCGAACAACTTGAGCAACTGACCGACGGGCCACAATATGATCTTGATGGCCGAGAACAGACCTTTGAACGTCTGGGTCAAGTTATCCATCGCCTTGTCCGACGGAACCAGCTTCTCCGTCAGGTGCTGGAACCCGATCGAAATATCAGCGAGCGTCTTGCCGAGGTTTCCATTGAACGACTGTTGGAAAGCAATACCAACGGCTTTCAATGGCGCGACAAGCGCCTTGACAACATTGGTCAACCCCTCAATGACCGCAGTACGACCCCCCATGTCCTTCCAGGTCTGGAGCATTGCGTTCCTGGCCTGTGAAGTCTGACCGACGAATCCCGTGATTGCGTTTCCGACTGTTGTGAACAGGTCCTGGGCCTCTTCGAAGTTACCGAACAGGATGGAGAAAGTCTGAGCCCATCCTGAACCGAGCTCTTCTTTCACCGTTCCGATCAACTGCGAGAAAGTTTTGATCTTCGTCGCAGAATCCTCGGCGGTCTTCGCCAGATCAACAATGGCGTCAGCCTGTTCCGCGGTGTACCCCATGGAAATGAGCTGTTCCTTGTTGTACTCACCCGCCAATTGAGACAGGGTCTCAACCATGATCTGGGACGACAACCATCCCTTGGACAGAGACTCTCGGAACGAACCCTCCTGCTGAATCATGGAGTCAACAGCAACACCATGCGCACGGGCAGTGCGTTTCAGAGCTTCCTGGAAAGCTTCACCACCCATACCGGCATTGACGACAGAGTTCCAGTCCATGAGTCGTACCGTTCCCGAGGAAATGGCCTGACTCAACTGGTACATTGCGGTGGACGCCTGCTGCGAATTGGATCCAGACAACGCAGCGAGATTTGCAATGCCCTTGATCGACGACACAGAATCCTTCAGACCGACGCCCGCAGCGGTGAACATACCGATGTTGTGCGTCATCTCTGAGAAGTTGTAGATCGTCTTGTCCGCGTAGGTGTTCAATTCATTCAGAGCGGCGTTCACAGTCTGAATGTTCTCACCCTTGGACTTGGTGTTGGCAAGAATCGTCTGCACAGCATTCAGCTGAGTCTCATACTCATGATAACCATCGAGAATCGGATCGATGGTCAGAGCTTTGAGCATGCTCATTCCAGCTGAAGTGACCCTTGACGCGAGAGTACCAATGGCTGCACCAGCAGCAACAGACAGTGTTGAGAACCTGGCCTGAAGAGTGTTGGCAGACTCCGACGCCTTGTCGAACGTGACAGTCTTCGCAGTGTTCGCCAACTTCTGAAGCGAATTCGTCGCTCCGTCAAGGTTCAGTGAACTCTTCAACGTGCCGAGAGAATCAATGGACGACGCAACCTTTGTCTTGAAGTCCGCGTTGTCCATTTTCAACTTTACGATTTGCTCATCAATCGTTGCCATTTGTCACCTCGTTCCAAACATCAGCTGCGATCTGATCGAAGACCGGACGCAACGCTGGATTGATGTAATCTCTACCCGACACATAGCCACCATTCCTCGTTCCGTGCCCGTATTGGATCAACACTGCGATCGGTACACCGTGATTGACGTTGGAATTGGTCCAGTAAATGGCCCAACCGGTCTTCGTCTTGTGAATTTCGTATCCCCAACTACGGGCAGTGGCCCCGGTATCATAAGGTGTCGCCGCAGAAAGGGCATTGACACCACGCTGAGCATACTTCTCAAGATATTTGATCGGGTCGAACTTCAAAAGACGTGACAAATATTCCTGCGTCTTTGTGAACGAACCCGTTGTCTCGAAGTACACTCTGGCCATCAGTAGAATACACCCGTCTTCATGTAAGAATAACTGCCAGACCCAGGATTCACAATTGTCATGCGCATCGGGTTGTTCGTTGCTGTTTTCGATTGTTGGATCATACCGAAGAATACGCTTTTTATATGTTGGCCATGAGAATCAAACTCAAACGTGGAAAAAATGTGCTTAAAAACGTCGTTATCGGCAATGTTCACTGAATCGGTCAACATGTCGGAGGCGTTATGACTGAACGCAGCACCAAAAAACGCTACCCTTGGCACTCGGAGACCAACGTTATTAAAAACACGTCTACTACCGCCATCAATTCTACCAGAGGTAGAAACAACCGACGAAAACAACCGACATCCGCGGATTCTGAAGAAGTTCAAATCGTTGTCGAGTTCAAAAGCCAAATCTTGTGTTAACTTGGTGTTGAACAACGGCACCATTTCCGGTGTTGAAACCCCGGCAAGGATCGAAACACCATTTGTATAGCCGTTGACCGTCCAGTCGGTGACAGTAGGAATACTCAAACGCATAGTTGTTTGGCCAACTTTAGTCAAAACAATTAGCAGTAAATCCCCTGGCTGTGACAACTGGTTTGTCAAATAAGTTCTGACGTTTTCCCCAAAATAGTCGTTGTCCTTCTTGTCCAATGGCGGACAACCATCAAGACGCGTGACCGAAATGTCGGGCAACACCGCGGAACCACTGGAAATGGAATTGATGGCGGCAGCCATGTCACCGGACTTGATAGACACAGAACCTGCGCCCTTGGCTCTGATGGCGTCACAAGCATCTTTGTAGTGCTGATACGGCATCACCGCATGGTCAGACATTATCACGCTCCATTTTGTGCGACATCAGTGAAATTGGCGAGAACAAGAGCGACAAGGTAATTGACCTCTTGCTGTGTCACCGGACGCTCTGGACCTTGAGGACCAGTGTCACCCTTCGGGCCTGGTTCGCCCTTCGGGCCTGTTGGACCTTGAGGACCAGTGTCACCCTTAGGGCCTGGTTCGCCCTTCGGGCCTGTTGGACCTTGAGGACCGGTGTCACCCTTAGGGCCTGTTGGACCTTGAGGACCGGGAACACCAGCCCCGCCGGCGCCACCTCCTGCCGGACCCACTGGACCTTGAGGACCGGTGTCGCCTTTCGGACCCACTGGACCTTGAGGACCGGTGTCGCCCTTAGGCCCGGTTTCTCCTTTCGGACCCACTGGACCTTGAGGACCGGTGTCGCCCTTAGGCCCGGGTTCTCCTTTCGGACCCACTGGACCTTGAGAACCGGGAACACCAGCCCCGGTTGATGCGTCCACCCACTTCAGCTGACCATCAGCGCCAAGAGCAAGAACCTGCCCCGCGATGCCTCCGGCAGGAATTGTGAGCGTGTATTGGGTGACTCCCGGCCCCGGAGGAACAGCAGAGTAACTCCACAGGTCCAATGGATGATTCTTGTCATTCTTCTCAGTAACGAGAATCTCAAAAGTTCCAGCGCCGACTGAAGTCGCGTTGACAGTCCAAGTACCCGCCCAAAGCCAAATTCCACGACTGAAATTCCTGGAAATGTAGCCCTCAGCATCAAGGCTCGCGGTAATCGTCTCGCTTCGAACCCTGATGGAAGGGGAACCGGGAATGACAGATTCCAGAACCTTTGGTGTGAAGATGATGTCGCCCTTGGCCGGAAGCACGTCGGGGAGCGCATCGTCTCCGGGACCGATGTCGGCTACAGCCCTGAGGACTCGGCCGGACACTAGGCCGACCTTCCAACCAAGAGTAGTGACTGGTGTTTCATTCACAGGAACAGTCATTCCTGGTTCCTCCTTCCATTTTGAAATTACTGAGCTGGAACAGTACCGGGCTCAGGCTCTGCCTCGAGCTCGGGAATCGTCGAGCTCGCGACGGACGTGTCAGTGTGCGACTTGGCGACGAAGCCAAGAATGCCACCGAGCGCCATGACAACAGTGTACGCCGGATTCACCCAATCGGGCTGAACATACGCCCCGTTGCTGGCATTGCAGAACAGCGTGATACTGACAAGCGCCAGAGCCGCAATGGCCCAGACACCGTAACAGAAGTCACGGAACTTCGGGTTGGCGATAGTGATATTGGTCATTACTTCACCTTGATCCTTTGACCGACAACAATCGAATTCGGCACGAGACCGGGATTGAGCACGCAAAGCTCGTCAATGGTCTTGCCTGCTGCAGTGGCGATGGCCTTGAGCGTGTCGCCCTTCTTGACGACAACGAGCGTGTCAGAAAGCTCAGCCGCAGGAACAGTCCCCGGCTCGGTCTTGGAGTAATCGATGTACGCGTCGATTGCTTCCTTCACGGCCTTCACAACCTTGTCGTCATTCGTGATACCACGAACCGCCTCGGTAATAGCATTTTTCATGTCGTTGACGAACGCATCCTGCCATGCCATGATGGTGCCGACGGAAACTGCCTCGCCCTGACGATGATCATCGGCCGGAAGGCCATTCCTGACGACCTTGAAATTCCACACATTGGCGGGAATCCTGTTGAAATTCTCGGGAAGCCAACCAATCTCAGTCCTGAGGGTGGTCGTACCCTCCTCTTCCTGACGCTGAATCTGCGCGTCAAGAACAGCGTTGGCAATCTCCTCTGCCGAGGGCATGTCATCTCCTTCTTCGTAATCCACATCGGTTCCGGCACCACTGAGACGATTCGTCCACTCGACAGCAAGATCTGCAAACGTCCTGCCATAGGTGTTGTACGTCCCGCTTGGATTGCCGGAATTGTATGTCGAGCCAGCACGGGCGAGACTCTCCCAGGAGTAATCCCCACCACAATACGACTTCAAGAGATTGAAGCCGAACACACAGTTCCAGTAAGGATCCCACCAGGGGTAGTCGGGGTTGTTCTTGAAATAGCCCGGGTAAGTGATCTGCGTCGGACCAACGCCGTTCGAGATGCCACCATTGAGAACAACGGGAAGAAAGTTGTTCTTGAAATTGTCCTCGGTGACAAAACCCCATCCTCGGCATGCGCCGCCAGCGTCATGACCGTAAATGTTGGGGCCTCCGGTCTCCTTCATGATCATACCCATGGCCACCCCAAGGGGCAGACCCGTGTTGTTGCTCGCTGCGACGATGGCCGTGGCGTTGGCTACGCCAGCTTGGTTGAGAATGTCAACCGCTTGTGCCATGTTGCGCCCTCCTCGCATCGTTGAGCGCCTTCCTCCTGGCAATGGCCGAAGAGGTCAGCTTCTTGTTACTCTTCTTGTAACTGTCGGGGTTGTTCTTGATACCACAAATGTGAATCAGGGTTAACAACCTCGGGAGCGGCCATGTTTCACAGGAAAATGGAATACTGTTGGCCGTCATCCAATAGTAGACGAGTTCCGAGGTGATGAACTCACGAGACTCCTGTCGCTTCTTCGCGTCACTGAAAGTAGTGGCAGTCATCGGAGATTCAATGTAACGTTGGATCTCGCCAATCTTGTCCTCCGGCATGTAGATGTACACATTCGGGTCAACATCCTCCGGAGCGAAAGTCATCATTCGGATGTAGTCCATGATCTCAGCGTTGGACTTCTCCGAGCTCAGGAAGGCCTTACAGTACTTCGCCTCCCATTTTGAAATTGCAAGAAGAGAGTGCTCAAGACACAAAGTCACAGGCTCGATGTCAATGAACTCTCCAGTGGTTCGATCATAATACTCGTCTGCATCGATGTTGATCTTGAGCACTCTCTTCTCCTAATTCTGTCAGCCGCCAGCCTTGACAGCAGCGACGAGTTCGGTGATGGTCGGAAGCGTCGACTCGGTCGTGGCAGAACCCTCAACCTTTTCAAGAATGTTTTTGAGCTTGGTAACATCGACAATCGTCGAATCGAGAGTGAACGTAGCCGACGGATCGAATCCCTCGACAACCTGCTTGACCGCGGTGACGTCCCAACTGAAGCTGGTCGGCTCCGGGGAATCATTCACCGTAGCATGCTCCTTCTCCGACGGAGAAGCCTTCATGCCATACACGAAATGGTGCTTGTAACCGGCATTGTCATTCGTGTCCGTGCCAACCTTGGTACGGTAGTACAGAGCGAACCCACGACGGTTCTGCTGACCAATGTACGCACCAGGAACAACCTCCAGAGTACCATCACACTGCTCGAACTCGGACGGGTACGTGAAAGCCTCGATCGAACCCTTCCACTCCTCGGGCGAATACAGCGAAAGATACTTCATGTTGTCGGCGTACTGAGCGTTCTCCTCAGCACCCTCAGGAGACTCGGTGACAGTCTTCAGACCGTTCCAAACCACGCCCTTCGCGTACTCACCGTTCGGCTTCTGAACGAACAGAACACCGTGATCGACGCCAGTCTCGTACTTTCGTTCGCCACTGGTGTCCCAAACGAGCTTAGTCATGTCAACTCCTTAGAACCAAATGTTAAATGTGTCATGGTTCAACCCATCGGCAGCGTAGTGCCGCTCGTGGACACACGCGGGCAAACCAGCGATCTTGTCTACAATTGGACTGTCAGGATCCTCATCTATGACAGTCACCTGATAACGATGGATGTGGCGATACGGCACATTGTCTGCGAACGTGGTGTCGCCCGGCATCCTTTCATACACGATTACTGGATACTTAAGCATCAGCTGTACCGGAGGTTGGAAATACACCTGCCGCGAACCAAGACATGTCTCCAGCACAGTTTGCAGATCAGTTCGCTTGGCCATTGTAAACCCCTCCCAAAGTCAAGACGATACGTGGCCGGTTGATCTCGATGTTGGTTACTTTCCATTTTGAACCATTCACCACAACATAACGAATTGCTCCGATGTTGTCATACATGAACGCGTCAGCAACAATGGAAATTTGATTCGAGATGGTAAGATCGTCGTTGGCTTTGTCTGAAGGAGACCAACGCCAAGCGTGCTTCAACAGATCCCCACGATGCTTGCGCTCCGTAAGGGATGGCCTCCACACGCCCGGCGCGGTTTCCTTTAAATGTTCATAGCCGATGGCTCCACTGAACTTTGCCATGGGCTACCACCTTGCTCAGGCAGTCTTCTGCTCGATGACAACCGCGGAGTAGGGCTCGACAAGAGCACCGGAAAGTCGAGTCTCGTACAGGTACTTCATCTGGTTGTAGTCGATGTCGAAGTCATCGAAGAAGTTGACCTCGCCGCCCTTGTTAGTGCCGATGTTGTAATCGCCCATGTTGACGACGATGCCGAGGACGTTGGCGCTGCCGCCACCTTCGCTGGCACCCAGGGTCCTGGTGAGACCCTTCATGGGGTCAACATCGACGATGTCGCCGACCTCAAGAGCGTTGGCAAGCTCCTCACGGGTGTTGTAAAGCCTACGACCCATCTTGTCGCGCTGGTGCATCATGTCGAAGATGACCTTCTTGTGCGCGAAGAAAGTCGGGTTACCGGTGCCCTCGTAGTCGAGCATTGCCTCGGCCACAATGTCAATCAGCGCACCATCGGCGAGCGACGTATCCTTGGAAATGGTGTGCTTGACACTGTAAAAGGCGTCATCAGAAAGAATCGGACGAATGTGGTCCTCCTGAATCTTATCGTCAGACGCGACCGAGCGACCGTCGCCGAACAGGATCGCGCGAGCGAGCTCTTCCTTCAGCTTGATCTGCATCTCAGCCTTGATCCAACTGACAACATCGAAATCAGTGATGTCGAGAATGTCGTCACGGTCGAGCTTCTGCTTCTTGTAGACGGTCTGCGGAGTGGTCTCCCGACGGATCAGCTTGAAGACCTCTTCCTTCTTAAGCTTGCCCTTCTGGTAACCACGGGCCCGAGCATCGTCGCCGGAGATGTCGGCGAAGGTGGCGCGAACCTTTGCGAACGGAGTGTGCTTGGTGTTTCCGACAATAGCCTGAACCCACGGCTTCTCCTTCTGAATGAACTTCGGAGGGTTGTTGATCTCATTGGCGTCCGGGAACAGCAGCTCGATGTTCGAGATGCCGTAGGACTGAGCATGAGCCATAACAGACTCGGACAGAGTGCCATAAGATGCGGCGTCATCGAAAATGGCCTTAATCTGAGAGTGCTCAAGCTTGGGACCGCGATCGACAGCGGTCGAATCGAACACATTGTGCTTCACGTTTACCTCCTTGGTAGCAGAATGCGAAACATTGTCGGCGGGCTCAGAATTCTCATCATCCTGCTTCTCGCCAATAGCCTGATCTACGAGATAAGTGAGGACATCCTTCTGCTCTTCGTTCATGGTCTCGATGATTTCACCGATGGTCCGGTTGTCCTCGTCATCATCACTGCTACCAGAATCATCGGTCGAAGCTTCATCACCATGCTCAATGGTCATACCGGTCGTGATGATCGCCTCATCCTCCTGTTCCTCGACGAAACCGTCGGAATGCTGAATCGCGACGGTGTCAATCTTCGCACCAGGATTTGCACCAGAAAGAACCAGAGACACCTCACGAATCGCACCGTGAAGAACATCCGAGCCCTTCTGAATCAGCTTGTTCGCGTAGATAGACATCGAATTAATATCACCATGCGCAACGAGTTCCTTCGCATTTTGACCGGCAGAAGTCTCATTCAAGAAGCAGTAGGCGTAGACGCCATCTTCTCGATTCTCGAGGTCAGCGTGACCGAGGACATTGTCCGCCGAATCATGCATGTGCTGCCACACAAGCGGCACTCGCTGACCATCATCATCCTTGAATGCATCGCGACGAATCGTTCGACCATCGGAGCACTTAAGATCGTTTCGCGTAGCGTAGCCACTGAAATCAGGCTTCACCATGCGCTCCTTCCTCCTGAGGCTCCGAAGGTACCTCAGGCTCAGTACTTACAGGATTTAGATTCTTGTTCCGCAGAACATCCGCATTCGGATCATTGGACGGCTTCAAACCGACAATGGCGCGGAACTCATTGGAACTCATAATCTCATTTCTGGTGAACTTGTCCGCAATTTCGGCGATTTGCGACGTTGGGACAAGCTTGAACGGATCTCGAATGTACATTACATCCTGACCACGAGTACGCGCAGTCTTCGTGATGAAACGCCTACGAATCGCATCAGCGATGGCATCCAGAACAGGAACCAAAGTGTTGTTCTGATAGTTCAACATCGCTGCTTCTTCAGCAGTTCCATCGAACACCGCCTGGCTGACCCCAAGCTCGGAGTACAACTTGTTCTCCAGGTACTTGACCTGAGCGAAAACGTCATTCTCCACGGCTCGGTTCAACTGCGTGATCTTCTCAGTACCGTCAGTGTACGCGATTCCGTACTTGCTACTGGTAAGCTGTTCCTCGATCTGCTTTCGACGAAGGTTGGCCTGATCCTGACGCGCCTGAGACTTCACCTGGTAAGGAAGCTGAATGATGAGATCCAACTTTCCAGCTCCAACATGCTCATCGACAACGTCGAGAATGGCCAACTTTCGAACGAGACGCTGAAGAGTGCTATTGGGCTCGTTCATCGTGACGAAAAATGGATTTTCCACTACAGCGACGAGTCTCTTAGGAAGAACAATCTCCTGCTGCATGGCGATCTTCTCGTTGTACACCTGTACACGAACATGCTCAGGATACCAATTGACAACTCTAGCCACACGAAGCGTACGAACATCGTAGGAGTCTGTTCTTGACGGGTCCAAGTCGAAATCGGTAGGAACAATCGCGATAACGCCTTCGCTCAGCAGAGACACAACAAGATCAATCAAGAAAGCCTTGCCGGACTGGTCGATGTTGGCCTCCGTGTTGAGACAGTACTGCAGTCCACTGTAAATGGTCTCGGCATACTTTCCGTCTTCGTCCTTGCGAACATGCTGAAGACCGATGCCGGCAACATCAACCGCGATACGATTGTAAATGCTGGCGACCATCGACATCTGAGATGTCCAATACATTCGCTGCCGACTCGGCAACATGGTGTACCCAGGACCGTAATCGACATACTTGTTAGGAGACCCGTTACGAAAAACATTCCATGCGTGAGCAAGTCTTTGCATGAAACCCATGCGTCCCCCTTTTTCTAATATCGGTTCGGACCGTCACTTTCGTCTGAACGCATTACCGGGATCCTTAATTTTCGCATCGCGTGCAGTCTTGTTGGACTTCGCCGTGCCGGAAGACTTATTACCGTTGCCATTGTTCTGCCCAGGCTTTGGAATGGTGCTGTTGGCGAAGGAACTGACATATGACTTGGCATATTCCTTGCCGACCTCAGTCAACACCTGAGTACCGATCTTCAACGAAGCATTGATGAGCTTCTCGGTGGCAGTCTTCGGACGAAGGTCATTGTAAGCCTTCTCGAGCTGCAATCGCTTGGTTCTCGCGGCTAGATCTTCATTCGTCAGGTACTTGGCTCGAACATGGTCAGTAGCAACCTGATGCGACGCATCGTAACTGTTTTGCTTCGTGGGCTTCGTCACCGGTTTCAAGTTGTTCGACAACTCGGACCGTTTCTTCGTCTTGAGAACACCCCATTTCATACCTTTGACACCGTAATGTTGCAGGGTGTCATTCATAATCTTCACCTCACTCGAAATTGTCCTTGTTCAACTTGAAGGCAACCCACGCGTCAAGCAACGCGGCAAACGGGTCGATCTTGTCTTCGTATCTCTTCTTCAGAAGCTTGCGATTGCCATTCGTGTCCTCCATGGTAATGGCATTCCCCATGGCGAAAGACATGATTGCTTCATCGAAAAGAAGAAGACGTTCCTCGGCCAGGTGTTTCAGTTCGCCAAGTGGAACACTCTCCGTCTTGGCGCCCTGAATCACCTTTTCAATTCCATATGGACCGTTTTCCTGTTCCCAACGAGTCACGAATTCCTTGGCATTGTACGGATCGAACCCGAACGCTCTCACATCGTACTTCATCTCATCGATGAACTTGTCAAGGTCGTCGTAGACCTCCATCATGTCTAGAACCGTGGTTCCGACAACTTGGAGAGATCCCTCTTCGAGGAACTCGTTGTACTTGACTCTGGTGGCTGCCGGCAACTTCATCAGAGTGTTCTCAGTAATGTAGCTGCGGGTTTTTACGCCAAACTGATCACGGGTCAAAGGGAATAAAAACGTGAACGCACAGAAATCGTCACCCTGAGAAAGGTCTGCTCCCATGGAGCACGGCATCTCCCAGAACTCATGATGCTTATGCGGGATTGTGTCTTCATACGTGAAGAAGTACGTGTAACCCTCCATGGGGATTCCGAAACGCTTCGCCAGAATGTCGTTGCGAACCGCCGGAACCTTCTCCATACGTTCAACGTCTCTTTGATACGTTTCATATGAAACGGTCTTTCCTATGTTCGGGCACGCCTTGATCCACATATCTGGATCAGCCACTTCTTTGACATCATCCAACTTGTAATGCCAGATCGACGTGTGCGGATCCACATACTCGCCACGAAGAATGCTCGCAAGTTCCATTTTGACGCTGTCACCAGCGCCATTCCTGACTGTACCCTCGCTGCTTGTTGCGACGATGATGTAGTCAGGATTCTTGCTCGCGCCCTGTTCAAGAGCTCCGATCACATCCTCACGAATGTCACCCGAGAGCCACTCGTCGACAGTCGACACCTTCGGCCTCAACGATTGAAGCTTGTCGATTGTCATTGGTCGGATCTCGATGATGGAATTCGTCAAGAAGTTCTCAATGCCTTTCTTGGTCGACGCGAGCTTCTGCCGCTTTAGTCGATTACCGGTGGTGTTCTGCAACGAACCCTCGGTGAGAAACTGCATCAACGGCCCACGAGCGCGACTCATCGCAGTGCGAATGGGAGAAAGAATCTCCTCAGCCTGCTTCATCGTCGCTGAGGTCACGATCTGCTGTGTAGTGGCTGTGTCCATGGTCAACGCATACATTTGAACAAGCGTATCGTACAAGGACTTGGCTGACCCACGTGCCGTGATGATATATTGCTTGTTCACGAGCGGCTTGAGCATCCGCTTACGTACGTAATGCCCGCCGGGCTTGTCCTCGAACGGCTCGTACACAGTCGTGTCCACGAAATAGTACCAACCGTACAGCTGCTCGCCCCAGACCAAGAACGATTCAAGAAGATGCAAGTCGCTTCCGTCTGTGAGAGTCATCTCCGTCTCGCAGAAGCGCCGCCATCCCTCTACTTCTTCAGGGTCATAGTACACGCCTGGATTGGCTATTAGACTATCGACACGGTTCATCTCTGCTGCAATCTCCTTACACACAGGGATCTCGCCGTTGATAACCTTTTCACGCCAGATACCATAGTACTTCGGCGTGGCGGTGTTCGAAAGCCCATCAAGGGCTTCAGGCATGTCCATCTGCCATCACAACCATACGGAATTCGTACTCCTTGATCTGGTTCTGCACCGCCTCCATGACGTATTGCGACGTTGGCGGGTCGAATGCGATTCGCACAGACTGATACACGTACATCTTCACCAGACTGAGCAATCGCTTGTCGCTCGTGAAATCGTCCCATACAGCAACCGCGTCCTCGATCGTGTATCCGTCGGCAGGGCCGATGCCCATCTGGTGAACAAGCGTCAATGCGTTGTTGATGCATACGATGACATCTGTGTCGAACGCTGTGTCATCGGGATCAAGGCCGAGCATGTGCTTGGTGGAGTTGAGAATACTGTTCTCCATGATTATTTCCTCCATGGGATTGTATCGTTCGGCCTTCGCTCCACGATACGCCTTGGCAAGAGATTCTCGTCTCCATAATGGATCGCATTGTGCGTCTTGTGGGAGCAACTGATCAGAAAATCAGGATTCAAGATGTCCGAATCGAAGAATTTGATTTGATTCGGTCGAATCGGATTCATGTGGTGAATAAGGATACGGCCGTTGATTTCGTAACCTTCAAGACCCAAATCGCAGCCATTATCGCGAGAAATGACCTCATTTCGGACCCTTTTCCACTCCATGGACTGGTAAAAACCTTGGTTCAAATAGCGATCGAATCCGAAAGTCTCATAACCCACTCCACCGCCGATTCGAAGATAATTGTACCGATCTTCTATGGTGTCGAGAAGAATAAGTGCATCATAGCTCTTTATCACTTCGACTACTCCCATACGACCGCATTGCGTCAAGAGCTTGCTTGTACAACTCTTCAACACGCGCTGAAGAAGCCAAAGCTTCTGTCTTCGCCTTCAAAAGTTCGTTCTCCTTGGCAAGCTTCTCTTTTTCGAGTCTCTCACGAGTGGTCCCGAGCTTGAGATAGTGCGTGATGACCGCTGAACTGGCAGTTCCTTCAGCCAATTGCTTCTCTGCGAGGTCCACAGCTAGCGCGATCATCTGATTCTCACGTCCTTCGACCGTGGGTGCCGGTGGACGGCGACGTGTTTTGTATTGCTTCTTGCTCGCCATCTAGCAGTTCACCTCCGTTTGGATACAGTTCCGGTGAGTCTTGAAGGGGTACGGCGTAGAAAGGAACCATCGAACTTGTATAAGATCAACCACGATGCACAAATATACTAGTCGGATGTTAGGAAAGGCACCGTCCCCCCACAAGGCTCCCCGGCAGCCTCCCCACGAATCTCCCCCCGGAGAAAATATGGAGA